TGACATTTGCGGAAGCAAAGCAGCCTGAATATAAAGAGAAAAAAGGCGAAGGGTATATGCAGTATGGTCAAAACAATGACTATCCGCAGTACCTATTAGACCTATTTAACAAATCTGCAAAGCATAATGCTATCATTCGTGGCAAGGTTAATTACATTGTCGGCAATGGTTGGGCAGGAGAGCAAGATATGGTTAAGAAAGTCAATAGAGAAGAAACCCTTAACGACTTAACTAAAAAGGTTGCTTTAGATTTAGAACTATTTGGCGGTGCTTATATCCAAGTTATTTGGAGCGTTATAGGTGGTCAAATCGCTGAGTTGTGGCATTGTGATTATACTAAGATTAGAACTAACAAAGACAATACGCAGTTTTGGTACAAAGAAGATTGGAAGGCTACACGCAACCAAGAAAAAGCTGAGATTTACAATGCATTTAATCCTTCTAATCCTCAAGGAGTACAGATACTTTATGTAAAAGAATACAGACCAGGAATTAATGTTTATTCTTTGCCTGGTTATTTTGGTGCTTTGAATTACATCGAAAGTGATGTAGAAGTTAGTAAGCACGTTTTAGGTAATGCACAGACAGGTTTTAGTGCAAGTAAACTTATTACTTTACCGAACGGAGAGCCAAGTCCTGAAGAAAAACGCCTTGTTAGTAAGCAGTTCGACAATATGTACACGGGTGCAGACGGAAAGAAGTATTTACTTGCTTTTGTAAACGATGCAACTCGTAAGCCTATTGTTGATGACTTAGGTGCGAGTGATTTAACTAAAGAAGACTTTAGCCGTGTAGACGAGTTAATTCAAACTAATATTTTTAGCGGACATCAGATTACAAGTCCTGACTTGTTCGGTATTGCTACTCCTGGACAATTAGGTAGCAGACAACAGATGCGTGATAGTTACGAGATATTCCGTAATACTTACGTTCACTACAAACAAATGCAGATTGAAGGTGTATTTAATATGCTTGGACAATATGCAGGAGTTACTGAGGAGTTAAAACTTCAGCCTGTAGACCCAATCGGTATTGACTTTAGCGAAAGCGTAATTAAAGAAGTAGCGCCTAAAGAATGGATATTAGAGAAGCTTGGTATTGACCCTACTAAGTACGGCTTACCTATTGAAAATGAGCAACCAATGGCAGCAAGTCCTTTAAGTGTGAACGAGCATATTAAAGGTCTTAAAGGTCGTGAGTGGCAAAATATGCAGCGTATCATTCGTGATTTTAACAAAGGCAAAATAACAAGGGAACAAGCAAGTTCTATGTTAAAAGGTGGATATGCTTTAAGTGATGACGAAGTAGCAACTTGGTTAGGAACTGAAGAACTTGAATTTAGCGAAGAAGATTTTCAAATTTTCTATGAGTTTGGCGATGACGAAGATAACTACAACGTATGGAGTGAGCGTAGAAAGTTTGAAGACAATCAATTTCAAGCGTTTGCAGATGTAACACAATTACAAAGCAATATTTTAGATTTAATTAGTAAGCAAAAGTACATTACTCCTGAAGTTATTGCAGAAACACTTAAAGAAGATGTAGGTGCGGTTAAGCGTGTTATTAACACCTTAATTGAAAAAGGTTTTATTAAAGCCACCGAGGTTAAGATAGGTAAAGGCATTGACAGTAACATTCAAATTGAAAGGACATTAACAAGACCTTTAAGCGAGATTGTAGAAGCTATGAAGCCTGAAACTACCGAGATTTTAATACGTTATGCGTATAAATGGAAATCAGGTTTTAGTAACATAGACATTAGAACAAGCAGACCTTTTTGTAGATACTTAGTAGGCGCAAAGAAGGTGTATAGTATGTCTGAAATTCAGCAAATGAGCGCACGACTTGGCTATGATGTTTTTGAACGTGGTGGCGGTTGGTATACACTGCCAGGAACTAATACGCACTCACCAAGTTGCAGACACGAGTGGAAGTCAATGATAGTAACGAGAAAAAAATAAGAAATGAGCTTAAACACATTATTCATAAGCGTACAGAATATTAAAGACAGGTCTGGCTTACACGCTAACGTAGATGAGAAACTTGTATTGCCTGAAATTAAGACCGCACAAGATATGTACATCTTACCTGCGCTTGGAAGTGCTTTGTACAATCGATTACAAGCAGGTATTACGGCTAACAACTTAAACGCAAACGAGGTAATCTTATTAGACCAATACATAGCAGATACTTTAGTGCATTATGTACTTAGTGAATTGCCAATGGGTTTGTCTTATCAGTTCTACAACAAAGGTTTGTTAAGGAAGGGTGGCGAGAATACCGAGAACCCTTCGATGCAGGATATGATTGACGTGGCGAATAGATATAAGGCAAGAGCGGAGTTCTACAAGCAAAGAATGATTAAATACCTAAAAGAATATTCTACACTTTATCCTGAGTACCTTAATCCTGGAAGTGGCATTGATGCAATACACCCTGAGAACGATGCTTACACAACGAGCATTTGGTTAGGCGATTTTGATTGCTGCGCAGGTAAAAGCTTCGAGGAACTTTATCAAGGGAATAGAGGTTGTAGTGATTGCTAATTATGAGTAAAGTAACAACAATTAAAAACCAAAATAAACTTCGTGTTTATTTAGAAAAAATTAAGAATGAGCCTAACACTCAATCAAATAGTAAAGCAAATAACGACACTCGGAAACGACCACGAACAAATTAACTTTGTTTACTTCGGAGATGTGTGGGAACGTTTAAGCAATGGCGAGGTTACTTACCCTGCTATGTTCTACACTTTAACAGGTGCAACTATAAACGCTACAAATATTACCTATAATTTTAGCCTTTATTTTATGGACAGAATGTTAATGGAGGAAACAAACGAAACCGAAGTACTTAGCGATATGACTTTAGTAGGTCAAGACATAGTGGCTCAGTTACGTTACCCTAAAGCAATTTGGGATATTGGCAATACTGCTCCATTGACTTACTTTACCGAAAGCGACCCTGACTATCTTGCAGGAGTTAAGATAGATATTACAATGCAATTACCTTACTTAAACGACAGATGCGCAGTACCGAGCATCTATAATTATTCATAATGATAGGCAAAAAGATTAACCAATTAGCTACCGAGTTAGCACCTGCGAGTACCGATTTAACTATTATAGGCAATCCAACAACGGGAGTAAGTAAGAAGATTACACTTGCTCAATTAGGGGCTATATTTAGCGGTGCAGTTAGCTTCTATACAAACTATGCTTCGTTCCCTGCAACTGGAACTTTAGATGTTATATTTTGTGCTAAAGACACGCAGAAGCTTTATTTATGGAGTGGCAGTGCTTATGTAGAAGTGTTCCCTTCACAAGCTTTATTAGACACTTACCAATTAAGAAGTGAGAAGGGCAACGCTAATGGTTATGCTTCACTTGATAGTCAAGGTAAAGTTCCTATCAGTCAGCTACCGAGTTCTATTATGGAATACAAAGGAACTTGGAACGCATCTACTAACACCCCTACACTTGCAAACGGAACGGGCGACACGGGAGATGTTTACATTTGTAACGTAGCAGGAACAGTAAACTTTGGCGCAGGTCCTATTACTTTTGCGGTTGGCGATTATGTTATTTATAGCGGTACTATATGGCAGCGTTCAAGCGGTGCAGTGGGTACAGTTACAAGCGTAGCTGCATCTATTACGGGCGATAGCGTTACGATAAGTGGAAGCCCTGTAACTACATCGGGAACTTTAGCTTTTGCTTTTGCAGGAAATAGCACTCAATATATAAACGGAGCAGGTAACTTAGTTACGTTTCCTGGAGTAATTAATGAAGCGCAAAACTTAATTACTGAAGTTTACAATAAAACAGGTGCGACTTTAACAAAGGGTACAGTTGTTTATATCAATGGCGGTCAAGGTAACTTACCAGCAGTTACTAAAGCACTTGCAACGGGCGATAGTACAAGCGCACAAACTTATGGCATAGTACGAAACGATATAACAAATAACAATAACGGATATGTAGTGGTTGCAGGTCGCATAAGTGATTTAGACACTCAAGCATATACAGAAGGTACTCAACTTTATTTAAGTCCTACAACGGCAGGTACTTTTACAAGTACAAAACCTTACGCACCTCAGCACTTAGTTTATGTTGGTATTGTAGTAAGGGCGCACCCGACACAAGGGGTTGTAGAAGTTAAGATACAAAACGGCTACGAGTTAGACGAACTACATAATGTAGCTGCTCAAACACCTTCTAACAATGATGGGTTATTTTGGGAAGCATCAACAAGCCTTTGGAAAAATAAGAGCATATCTACAATCATAGGCGGTAGTCCTGTTTATGGTTCAGGTACTACAAACTATATAACAAAATGGAGTGCTACAAGCGGAGAATTAATTAATAGCAGCTTAGTAGACATTGGGGGAACTATATACAATGCACTTACAAATGCAGGGCAATTTGCTTGGCAGTTTAATGGAGACACAACAACAGGTCAATCTTACGGCGCTTTAATTAACGCAGGTACTAATGCAAGTGATATTGCTTTGCGTATTCAAAATGCAAGTTCTACAAGTGTTTACTTTTATGTGTGGGGAGATGGAAAGGTGCAGATTAACAACATACCTAACGCTACTACCGATACGGATAAGTTTTTAGTAAGCGATAGCGGAGTAATTAAATATAGAACGGGTGCGGAGTTATTAAGCGACATCGGTGGCGCAAGTGCATCGGGTTACGTTCCATACACGGGCGCAACTGCTAACCTTAATTTAGGTGCTAATGATTTATTAAGTAGAAGCGTTTATATTGAAGGAACTGCATCTTTTCAAGCAGGTCTTTTAATGAAGCAGTTAAGCGTTTACAATTTTGTAACGGGTGCTTATACGCAGATAGCACCAAGCACTGCAACTGAATTAAACATAGTACACAACCAAGCAAACACAACAAGACGTAGATATGCGTTAAGTGTAGCAGCTTTACAAGATGGAGATAGTTTTCAATATTTAGTACCAAGAAAAGATGGCACGTTTGCTATGACTTCGGACATACCTTCTTTAACGGGTTATGTTCAAGGCTCAGGTACTACTAACTACCTACCTAAATTTACAGGTACAAGTACAATAGGGAATAGTGCGGTTAGTGATGACGGAA